GTTGATTACTATTTAATTCTGATAGTAAGTCTACGACAGGACTTTCATCTTTCTCTACTGTTAAAGGAACATTAAAACTAAAATCCGCTGGATTTGCTTTTGTGATTGTTGCTCCCTCGAACATTTTTGATTGATTGTGCAAAGTCTTTACTGAGTACGAATCTTGCGCAAATGTTTGAGAAAAAGATATGGCGGTACTCGTATGTATTCTATACTTATTACCGCCATACACTATGTATAGTTTACTCTCACGAAGAAAACTATATGACATTTTACTAGGCGTCCATTGCTCTAGTACCCGAAGCTTCGTATCCGCTTTGAGTATGAGTTGTTGCACCTAAGTATTTAACTTCCATTTCATTACCTGTTAAGAGGTCTGAACCATGAGCTGCGAACTCTACTGAAGTTGAGATAAGGTCTGCTACTTCAATAGTTGGTACAGTTAAATGGCATCTTGGCATATTAAATTCAACACCTGGTGCTGTAAAGTCATCTGCCTCCATACCTTCATTATCTGTATCAACAGTTCCTGCTACACCCATAAATAACCTCATGTCAAATACGTTTGTAACTAAGTCTGTCGCGTTAGCTAAGTCAGTTAAAAGTTGGTTTGAACCATTGGATTTTGTGTCAAGGTACATGGTTAAAGAACCACTAATTACCCTAGCACCTGTAAATGAACCAATTGGTTTATCTACTATACCGATAGTTTCTGGTGTTACATATGTAACATTATTTGCTACAGTTATAGACCCACCAGTGATGTTAATATCATAAGTTCTATTGTCTAAACCGTTTGAAGCTGAGCCACCACCTTGTGCATCTGCATCTAAGTATAAACTTGAAAGTTTATTTCTTAAATAATCAGCGTCACTTGGACCAGTAGTATCTACAAAGTTAAAAGTCTCAGTGTGAGTATCTGTATTACCACTTGTTGGTGTTGCTGCTGAAGTTCCCTGAATTATAAATTTAGAAGGATCTTCTATTGCTTCTTCCACTTGGTCAATTGTTGTTGCGTTTCCTGACCAAGTAATTTGTGCTATTCCATCGATTGAAAAATCGATTTCAGCTTGGTTAACCTGTGCGTCGTTTAACCTGTACGTTGTATTTTCGAGTGCGAAATACAAATTAAGTTTCATAAGTTCATGAACATCTGATTGGTCAAATTTACATAATGAACCGAATTGAGCTCCAGTACTAATTTCTACAGCAGCACCTGCGGTGTCTGATGCATTTGGTAGTCCTGTTCCTGCTAATGCAGCCCATAGTATGTTTTCGACACAGTCAAAACTTCCATCTGCTCTGAAGCTTGCTGCTCCATGTTTAAATGGTCGTACATAAGTACCGAATGACCATTCTGCAGGTGGTAAAGAATCGTTGAATCTTTTGTTTCCTCTGTTAGGTGCTGCACCTGCTTCTGATATAGTAACATCAGTTGAATCACTTCCTTGTGAGAAGCTGTATCCATCTAATACACCTATTCTAAAACAGTTTGCGTCTACTTCATTACCTTTGAATTTTCCACTACCAGCTCTTGAGCCATCTGCTGTTGTTGTTGCTGCGATAGTATCGACAGTTACAACTAATCCAGAAGCTCCAGAGTTATTAGTACCAGCATAGTTTTCTACTGCTGTTTCAGTAGCAGTTTCCGATGCTGCGAACGCTGCTCCTCTGAAGTTATTTGGAACATTAATACTACCTACTGGGCCAGTTGAACCGCCTCCAGTAATAGATGCTACAATACACTTAAAGTTTGTACCGCTACCACTAGTTGTTCCTAGTGTTACGATATCACCTACAGCATATCCTGTTCCTGGTGTACTAACATGACAGGTTTTTACGCCCCCAGTTGCACCAACTCCATTTACAGAGCTTACAAATACTTTGGTATTTCTCGAGAGATTTAAAGCCATTGCTTTCTCCTATTTTTTTACTTTGAAAGTACGTAGCTAGATGTTTATCAGCTTTTGTAATTTCTATTAATACCTACACAATACAGTCATTTGTCCAATTCCGAGAGGAGCTAAAACTCCTTCATCTGTTGTTAACGCCTGTAAAGTTAAGGAAGTCGTTGTTAAGTTTGGACTTACAGTATCGTCGTAAATCAAAACATCATTATCGTCTACCACTCTTTCAATGTCTTCCATTAATCGAGCTAAGACCTCTTGCGGGTCTTCTTGGTCTTCGACATAAACTCTTACGTCTAAAGTCAAGAATCTCCACTTAAACTCGCCAGGTTGATACTCTCTAGTTTCATCGCCAGGTACCACGCATAATTTTGGGTACTCCTGTATTTCATCTAAAAATACCATTCCTGAGTGAGCATTATTAAATACATTTGAATTAAAAGGGTGATTCCCATCAATTAATTGTAATTTTTCTACTAAAGCATCAACTATTCTTTTTCTTGCTGTTCTATACGTTGATGCCACTATTGTCTCCTAAGTTGTACGAATTTTTCTTGTGCTATTTCCATAGCTAAGTTTCTTATACTTGTTTTTATTAAATCTCTTGGGTCATATCTATCTCCACCCCATCTTCCGTGATTTTCAAAAGTTCCGTACACCCCTCTTTGTCCACTTCTTGGAGGTGTTCCACCTCCTGTTTTCATATAAGTATAATCACCTGTTAAACCTGTAGGTGCTTGTCTTATAGTTAAAAGTTGAGGACTATTTGAAAATGTTCCTGACCTATTTATCAGTCCTCCGCCACCCATATTTCTTCTAACTTCTGCGGGCAATCTTTTATTAATTGCTCCTTGTAATGCTTTCAATGACATTACATTTTCTCTATTACCTTTTTCTACTGCTGCTGTTGCTGCACCTCTTGCTTTTGTCGTAGCCCTACTATTTAGTTTATTAATTCGTGGTGCTTTTCTTGCTTTCTTTTTATTTGCTGCTGCTTTTCTTTTTGTAAGAGACTTAGATGGAGATGTTGTTCCTTTTGTAATTATTTCTGCAATTTGTCTTTCTATTTCGTCTTTTATAGGTTTAGAACCTTTTATTTTTCCAAAATCTATACCTTTAGTTGCTTTTGCAAAATCACTATCTGTAATAGTACCAGCTTTTAATAAGTCTTGACTCCACCTACCTAAATCTCCTTCTTTTTCTCCAAGTAAACTATTTATTTCTGCTGATGTAATTTCTAGTTCCATTTTGCCTTGACCAGACATTACATTAACATGATTTTTCTTTATAATATCATATTGAGCTTGGTCAAGTTTATCTACAAAATCTTGAGTTATACTATTAATAGTATCTACATCTGCATCAATATCTGTTTTTCTAGATAGTGCTAATGATATAATATACATTTGCCTAAAGTCTTCTATTACTGATGGTAATAGATTGCTTAGTCTTCCTTTTAAGTCTGCTAGTGCTTCTCTATTAACTGTTCCTGTTTGTGTTTTTCTTCCTTCTTTTGAATCTGCTTTATATGATGCTACAGATTCTCCTCTTTCATTTGAAATTTGTCCAGCATATACTAAAGCATTCTTTCCATCTTTCTGTCCAAATTCTAATGCAGGGTCTTCTTGAATATCCAATAACCCTTCATATAATAATCTTAACTGTGACGAAATATTACTATATTCTTTATGATGAGGGTGCATACCTGCTTTATATTTATTATTCCATTTATTAAATTCAGAAGAGTATTTATAAAAAGGAGTACTATTATCTGGTGTATATACTTTGTTTAAAATTTTATGTAATTCTTCAGCTTTAGCTGTTCCTTTATCCAAAGTATCATAGTAATCGTTATAGCCTTTAGTAGATATATTATAATTTTTATATATCAAATCTTTCATTATACCAACCCTAGTTCTAGGGAATTTTAATAATGTATCAATAGCTTTTTGTAAACCTACATCTCTACCAACTTTTCTAGTGCTTCTTGTCTTTTTTATAGTCATTAGCTATATATTTTATACATATCAAGTACACGCTTGATATGGTCTGGAAATCCTATATTGTTTCTTAGACTTGTTGATATTGGATTTTCTATTGAAGCTCCTGCTATCGACATTCTTTCTTTTCTTTCATCTTTCATGTAGTACTTGATTAAATCAAATATTGCAAGTTTTAAATCTTCAGGAGTACTTGTGTATCCTGCTCTGTATACAACCTTTACAGCTTTCATTCCTCTAGGAAATGATTTAGTTCCTGTAGATGTTGTTCGTACAATACTATCAGAATCCATGTCTATGATGTATTCATATTTACCACTACTGTCAGAGTTTTCTGTGATTAGTGTAACATATGCACCTGCTTGGTCTTGTCTTTCTTGTACTTGTGATACTGATATAAGTGGTGATTCTGCTAATATGATTCTATCAACATGGTTATCACTTATATTAAAGTATTCTGTTTTATCAGTTGACGCGTAATCTATTATAGTAGTACCACAATATGTTTTTACGAGTTGGCTAACATTATCAATAACTGTATTAAGACGGGCGTCATTTTGAACGCCTTGCAATCCTGCAAAGTCTTTGAACTGTTGTAATGTAACTAAATCTGCCATAATATTATAAAAAAGTCTTGTGGGAGACGAGCTCCCACAAGATAAGTAAGCTATTAACTAGCTTTGTATTGTAAAGCGTGAACTGAAGTTGCACCCGCAATCATATCGGTAAACCCGATTCTTTGCGAAGCTACTAGAACTCTTCTTTGATTTGCTACTTCGTAGTCGGACTCAATAGTAACACCTCTTAATCTAGGCATTACATAGTTCTTGGTGTACACTGCACAACCATAGAACTTAGAAGTTGCTGGAGTTTTAAACTCGTCACAAACGATTACTTTAGAACCAAAGACTTCACCAATTTCACCATTAAGCTTAGTTGCCATGTTGCCAACTAGGTTGACATCTTGGAATTCAGCATCGGATAGCAAGTTGAAGTACTCAGTAGAGTTAACAATATACATTACATCTCTAGGGTTAATACCATATTTACCCATTTTCTTTCTAGCATTTAACAATGTAGCTGCTGTTAAAGATTCAGATGCGAATGCAGTTGCTGACTGAGATACGTGAGAACCACTTGAGTTAGCTGCAACCGCTAAAGCGATTAAGCCGTCAAAAGCTGCTTGTGATGTACCATATACACCATCAGCATGGTCACCTACTAAGATAGCATTCTCAATACCTCTTGCATGTGATCTAACGATAGACTCTCTAATTAAAGGAAGTATCGGTAGAATTGCGTCTTCTTCAGTTTCATTACCTAAGTAAGATTGTGAAATAAGTTTTTTGGTTGAAAGAGTTCTTTCTGTTAAATCAACACCACTATATGTTCCGTCATAAGTGTCGCCTCTTTCCTCTAAGTTACCATGTGGTGAAGACCCAGAAGCTACTTGGTTAGAAGTAAATTCTGCATATCCAGCATCAGGCATGATAGGAATGATTTGAGTTGCTGATTGCATTGGGATTTCTCTAAATAGAGGAGCCAATACTAACTCTAATTGAATATCTCTTTCAATGTTTGTTGATACTGTTTGTTCAAAATCAGCTGATGAAACGCCAACACCTGAATGGGCATTAACTTTTTCCATAGTTTCATTTGCAAGCTTAGTATTCCAGCCTTTACCAGTAGCAAGACCCATAACCCAAGCGTCATCAATGTCGCTTTGGAAGGCTTTCTGCCAGTCGTTGTTTTGTCTATCGCCAAAATGTCTTTTGGATTCACGCATAGCGTTAATCTCATCTTTCTTGTCGGATAGTTCAGTTTTAAGTTCATTAACAACAGATTCTAAGTCTCCTTGTCTTTCAGAAACGCGTTTTTCAACGTCATTTACGAGCTGTTCAGCTCCTGTAAGACCAGCAGTTACTATTGTTTTAACTTTTTCTTGCTCAGCTTCTTTTTTAGCTAGTTCTGCACTTTCTGCAGTAGCTTTCTCTTCGGCTTCGCTTAACTCTTTTGCTTTTTGTTCTGCTTGTTGCATTGCGATTTTAGCAGCAGTTGAT